ATTTTGAGTAACTGCGTTTTGGTTCATCCGGTTTTTTCAAATTCTTGGACGGACACCAACGCTTTGTTCCGTGTGGGTTCTGTGTTATGTATGTAGCAAGTCCGGTTAATAAAAAATTCTCGTCCGGGCTTATGTTCCTGGTGTTTGGTCTATCGCACTTTCCCCACATTCTTTCTAACTCGTCACGGTCTATTCCGCTGGATATGAGTAAATGAAAATGTGGGCGTGTGTATTCCTCAAATGCGATTATGTAAATATACTTTGCATTTTCTAACCCTAGCTTTTTACGCTTGCGGTTTATGCGGCGTATGAAATTAACCACATCTTTTTTGGCATCCTCGTAGGTTTCCGGCAATAACCCATTATTCCAACCAAACGTAGCCCATATATCCCCTTTTCCAAAATTGATATTGGCTAAACGGATTAAATACCGTCTTGCGTTCTTATCGTTGAGGTTTGATTGTGACGGGCTTGTTTCTCTCTTCTTTTCCGTCTTTGGCATATCTGCTTTGAATTTAAAGGACGGGTACACCATACTTTCAAGCAATGTTGTGTTGCTCTCTGTATTGGTGTTTTTGTATGTGGATGTTCTGTATAGGCAGTTTACCCACCCCTCTTTCATCCACCTTTCCATTTCTGCTTCCTCTAACTTCTTGCACTGCTCCTTGTATGCTTCCTCATAATCGTAATTGTCATAATATCTTTTACCCATTGCCCCACCTTTTCACTTATCTATCTAAAACCCACCTATCCAGGCAGATATAAAACATATATTTCTATAATGGTTGATATGTTAAGGTCCATTACAAGGACGGCTAAACCCGGTTGCACCGTCAAAAAAAATTAAAATCTACGGTCCCAATCTTCAAAAAGCCACGCCCACGCCTGGCGGACTTTCAAAAATCCTATGAACCATAAAGCGGCAAGCGTGAAAAATCCCGTTGCCGTAACTGCTGCAATTATGGTAATAATCCTTACAACCATGTAAAACCAACCTTTCCAATGCGGTTTCTTCCTATATATAGAAAAACCACATTTACAAACACTATATATTGTGCTATACTCTCTTTGTTGAGTTCCAACCCCTATTGTTTTAGGTCCCCACCTTTACAATAGGGGTTCGCTTTTTCTATGCTTCCGGTATTTTTTCAAACTCTGTTTCGTAAATATCCGGTGCATATCTCATTAAAAGGCTTTTTGCTTCCTCTTCTGTTATGGCGTGTCCTACTTTCGTGTTGTAGTCCTCTGTATGTGTCAAAAGCCAATTTCCTTTTTCGCTTCTCCACAATTCACAATCGTATGTAGTTCCTACTTCTTCATTTCCGTAAATTGCCTTAACAAGTAGGCTATTGGTTTTATACCATTTCTTCACATTCGCTATTTTCTTCATTTTATCCGTATCGTACTTTAATCCCTGGATAACAAACCTCATTACTGTACCCCTCTTTCCGCCTTTTCCTCACATTTCCAATAATATTTATTGATAATCAACATTTCTTTGGATAAAAGCATGGATAACCCTAAAGGAACGGTTATAAACGCTATTGTTGCATCCCCCTCTAAAATCTTGATTGCTACGGCCGTGAAAATCAGTAATGCAACGCCGTTTAACTTCTGCATGGCAAAATACTTTTTTCTTTCCCGGCGTTCCCTGGCGGCTCTTCTGTGGCTTCTCTCCTGGTTCATGGCATCCGTGTAGCCTATCATATAGGCCCGGTCCAGCATTGCTTTATATGGGCTATTCTGTTCGCTTATCTTCTGTACTGCTGCCGTCTGCATCATGTTGTGTTCCCTCGCTTTCTGTTTCTTCCGCTCTGCTTTCGTCCCCACATAATGGCGGAATTAGTAATTTGCTTAATATTGCGTTTTCTGCTTCTCTGTTTTCTCTGATTACCCTTAATTCCTCAATCCGGTTTTTACTTAAATCATCTATAAGCCTATGTAATCCTTCCGCCGCACTCTCAACGCCGTTTTCTTTCTCCCAGGCTTCAAAAATTGATACCACCGCCCCGGTTATCTGTTCATATTCCGTTCTAAATCCGGTTTCCTCTTCCTCTGTATCCAGGGTATTAAGAAAATCCGGCTTTTTCCCGGTAATCATTGCTTGGATGTAGTACCCTGGCACTTCCGCATTGACCGCATTTGTGATTAACTCCGCTTTGGCTGCTTCCTTTACCATTCCGTAATAATCCGGCTGTTTTACTGTTACCGGGCTATCTGATGTAAAATTGTCCATAAATCCCATTTATTTATCCTCGCTTTCTACTCTGTCATTTCTTCCATAATCTCTTTTATTTGGTTTATGGTGCTTTCCACCTGGGCTATTGTCATGTTCTTATCGTCTATGTAATAATCTGCATAGATTTTTCTTGTATCATTGCCCCACCGCTTTATCTGCTCCGGTAACGGCTCATTCACGGCATCAAATACAAGTCCTTGCAATCTGCACCACTCCACGGCATTTTCCAGGTCTGCCCCGGCTCTGCTTGTCCACAATATTATTTGGTGTCCCTGGGCTTTTACCGCTTTTGCAAAAGCAACCATTTTTTTGTTTGGGGCTATAATTTCCGGGAAACGGGTAATAGCCAATGTGTTATCAAAATCAATTGCGTATATTGCCATTATTCGTCCTCGCTTTCTACTGCCGGGTTAAGGCTCATTTCATATTTCATAAGCATAGCGGCCGTCTGTACGGCTTCGCACGCAAGGTTAATTGCGTAATCTGCGATTTTAAGCGGTGTTATCTCTTCTTTCAGATAACAAGGCGTTTCTTTCCCTCTCACATCACCCCATAAGCACTTAAAGGATGCTTCTAACTCTTCAAGGGCTTCTTTGCTCTCTTCCAATTCCTCATAGGCAACCGCCACGCCCTCATGTTTTGATGTAAATAACGGGAATTGCTCATTTGCCCGGTTTAATTCTCTGTTGGCTGCTGCCGTGATTTCTTCTTTTAATTTCTGCATCATGTTGTGTTCCCTCGCTTTCTGTACTGCTGCATCCTAAACCATGTAAGGGGCTGCAAATTCATATACCGGCCTATCTGCTGCCGGGTTCATCTGCTCCGGTTTGGTATAAAGTTTTAATGTGATTGCCGGGTTTCCGTCTGCATCCGTTCCCCGTGGGTTGAAATTGTACTTAAATCCCAAATGGCTATTCATGGATGCACCTTTTAATGTAAAGGCAAAATTACTTAATTCCCTTGCCCCAATCGTCACGCCCTTGGTGTTTAAATCTCTCCACCGCTTAAATGTGCTTTTGATGTGTTCTAAAAAATCCGGCTCAATCTGATTGTTAATAGGCATCATTGTTTTTTCTTCCATGTGTTATTCCTCGCTTTTCAATATGATTTCCCGGTATATAGTCAACTGCAAATCTGAAAAACTGTAATTTGGTGTTTCTTCCGGGTGTAACGGCTGCATTAGTCCCAATTCCTTATACCTTTTATGGGTTATGTCCACTTTTTCTTTTATCCGTGTGACCTCTTCCGCCATAAGTGCTTCATATTCTGCCATGTGTACCAAATTACCCAAATATCCGGCAAATAATTCCACTCTGCCTTTTGTAATCCGCACACGGTCCGGGCCGGACATAACGCCCACAATGTCCGCCAATGTCATACGCCTCACCTACCTTGTGGCTTCTACAATGGCGTTGTATAAATCCGGTGTTCTTTCTCCGGCTTCCAACCGCTCTTTTAATGGGGTAAGCAATGGATAAATGATTTTCCCCATATATCCGCCCGGTGCATATTTTGAAAGCATATCATTGACGGCGTTTTGTGCCGCTTCCCAATCTCTCAATATCTCCGGTGTTTCCCCAATCGTTATTCCGTCCAATTCTTCTTTAATGTGCTTTGCAAACATCTTTTCTGTTTCATCCGTTACGCACGCACTCGCTACAATTCCGCTATCAAGAAGAAACTGCAACATCCCGTTGGCTAATGAGTTCGGTGTTATGGTTTCCTCTGCCGGAATTGCTGTTTTGGTTGTTTCTTCCCGTTCTGCTGCCACCTTGGCTTCTGCTTCCGCTGCTGCCAAAATGCTTTCCGCCGTTGGCTTCTCTTCCGGTTCATTCATTCCGGTAAAATTCTTGTTTTCTGCTTCCATGTTTTGTTCCTCGCTTTCTTCTGCTGCATAAATGCTTTTTGCTATCTCTTCCGCTATTGCGGTAAAAACCGTTGTAGTTACTGCGTTACCAAATTGTTTATATGCCTGGCTATCTGAAACAACTTGTTTCCAATCGTCCATAGGGAACGCTTGTAAAATTCCGTATTCTTTAGGTGTCAACTTTCGCACCCTCAACCGCTTTGTATCAAATATTTTCACTTCCCTTTGCCCCCCCCGGATGTTGTAAGGGTTGGTGCTATTCCGTCCGTTGAATACACCCGGCGGCA